AAAGGAAAGGAGGCGTAACGATGGACATTGAGAAAGCCCGCCGCGAGGAACTGAGATGGCTCATCCTCCAGGCGCTCAACGCCGCGCAGCCGGTCGGGGCGGCTGAGACGATCGTCAAGAACGCGGTGGAATCGGTCATCCTCGACGTGACGGTGCTGGAGATCCGCAATCAGCTGGATTACCTCGCCGAGAGGGACCTCGTGACCGTCTCCCGCCGCGACACCCCTGTCTGGTTCGCCAAAATAAACCGGCACGGTATGGATATCGTCGAATACACCGTCCCGTGCCATCCGGGTATTGCCCGCCCGGCCAAGTACTGGTGAGGCATGCCCCAGAGATCGAAGGTGCTCATGCTGCCTGAAACTGTAAAAGCCGACCTGGACAGGAAACTCGTTACCGGAGGGTTCGCCGATTACGTGGCACTGTCCGACTGGCTCAAGGAGCAGGGTTTCGAAGTCTCGAAGTCGTCCCTCCATCGCTACGGGACCGAGTTTGAGCAACGCCTCTCCGCGATAAAGATCGCCACCGACCAGGCACAGGCGATCGCCGACACGATCGGTGATGACCAGGGTGTCCTGGGCGATGCCCTGACAAGACTCATCCAGGAGAAGACATTTCAACTCCTGGTTGAAATGGAATCCCTTTCCGCGGAGGACGTCGATTTTACGAAGCTCGGAGAGATGGTGGCAAAGCTCAACAAGACCGCCATACTCCAGAAGAAATGGATATCGGACATGCGCGAAAAGGCCCGCGCGGCGGCCGATGACGTGGTGAAGGTCGCGAAGGCCGGAGGCCTCTCCGCAGAAAAGGCGGAAGAGATCCGCAGAAAAATCTTGGGTATCGTGTGATGACGAACGTTCAACGGGATTTCAACGAGACGAGGCACTCAACGGGGGTGCTCCTTCCTTACCAGGCGCGATGGGCCGCGGATAAGTCCCCGGTGAAGGTGTGGGAGAAATCCCGCCGTATCGGCGCATCCTGGGGGGAAGCTGCCGATTCGACACTCTACGCCTCGGAGAAAGGGTCCGGAGAAAAAAGGGACGTCTGGTACATCGGATACAACAAGGACATGGCTCAGGAGTTCATTCGGGACTGCGGCAACTGGGCCCGGGCCTATAACCTCGCCGCGTCGGAGATGGAGGAATATGAAGAAACCGACATGGCAGAATACGCCGGCGTTGTTGAAGAAAAGAAGATCCTCGCTTTTCGGATTACCTTCGCCTCGGGCTGGCGGATCACGGCACTCTCGTCCAGGCCGTCCAACCTCAGGGGCAAGCAGGGGCGGATCATTATTGACGAGGCCGCGTTCCACGAAGATCTCGCGGGCCTTCTCAAAGCGGCCCTCGCCATGCTCATCTGGGGCGGGCAGGTCTACGTCATATCCACCCACTTCGGCGACGCAAACGAGTTCAACAGCCTGGTCCAGGACATCCGCGCCGGCAAGAAGAAATACAGCCTGCACCGGACCACATTCGACGAGGCCCTGGACGCCGGGCTGTACCGAAGGATCTGTCAGGTTAAGAAGCACGAGTGGACACAGGAAGGCGAAGACACATGGAAAAAGGGGATTGTTGACTTCTACGGTGACGATGCGGACGAGGAACTTTACTGCATACCTTCTCAGGGCAGCGGAATATTCCTCACCAGGGCGCTCATCGAGGGTTGTATGTCTCCCAACATTCCGGTCATCAGGTACAAACAACCGACGTCCTTCGCCGAGCTCGCGGACCATCTGCGCGAGGCCGAGGTGCGGGACTGGTGCGAGGAGACACTCAAGCCATTGCTCAAAGATCTCGATCCCAACCGCAATTCCTACTTCGGGGAAGACTTCGGGCGTACCGGGGACCTCACCGTTATCGAGCCGCTCTGCGAGCTGCAGAATGCGACCTTCCGTGCGCCGTTCAGTCTGGAGCTCCGGAACATCCCTTTTCAGCAACAGGAGCAGATCCTCTTCTACATCGTCGACCGTCTCCCGAGGTTCCGTTACGGGGCCCTCGACGCACGGGGCAACGGCCAGTACCTTGCCGAGCGGGCCATGCAGAAATACGGATCCTCGCGGATCGCACAGGTGATGCTCACCGAATCCTGGTACCGGGAGAACATGCCCAAGTACAAGGACGCCTTCGAAAGCAAGTCGGTCACGCACCCGAAGGACGCGGACGTCATAGAGGACCACCGCGCAATCAGGGTCATCAAGGGCGTGGCGAAGTTGCCCGACAGGAAGACGAGAAGCGATGAAGGCAAACAACGCCACGGGGACTCCGCGATCGCCGGGGCACTTGCCTGGTTCGCGACGCTCCAGGAAGGCGGCCCCGCGGAATCGGCAGGATCCGAGGCAACGGAGACCGACTACCACGCGGAACGCCCGGGACGGCGCAGTCCGCGGGTCGGAACGGGAGGGTTTCTCATGAGGAGGCGACGCGCCGCATGAATCTCAAGGATATGCTCATCAACGTATGTTTCGGGAACGTCATCGAGTCGAGGGTAACCGAACGTCTGAAGGCAGCCTCGACGACGGACGTCGAATACGGCTGGCGCAGGCTCACCGGGAACGCCGACAGGGATCTTCTTCCCACCACTCAGGCCCGGATGATCGAGATCGCCTACTGGCTCTGGGAAACGAACCCCATGGCCGGGTGGCTCATCGATATAACGTGCGCCTTCATCCTGGGGGAAGGTCTGCCCTACGAAGCAAAGAATGATCAGGTAAAGACAGCCCTGGATGATTTCTGGTACGACCCGCTCAACAGGATGGACCTGTACTTCCCGAAGCACGTCACGGAGCTCCTCATCTTCGGAGAACTCTGCCTGCCGGCGTTCACGGCGGAACAGACGGGCAAGCTCCGCCTGGGTTACATCGATCCTATCCTCATCGACGATCCCATAACGGATCCCGAGAACGTCAAGGCCGTCCTGGGCGTCGTCGTCAGCAACAAGCAGGATAATGAGAAACGACGGCTGAAGACCATTCAGCCCAAGGATTTTGAGTATGTCCTGAGCCCGAAGGGGCGAGCGCTGCGAGACACCTTCACCGACGGGGAATGCTTTTACTATTCGATCAACAACGTCACGAACTCTCCCCGGGGCAGAAGCGAGCTCCTGTCCACCGCGGACTGGCTCGATGCCTACGAGCAGTTCCTGTACGACTATGTGGAGAAATGGGCTCACCAGAATGCCTTCACCTGGGACATCGAGGTGCAGAACGGAGACGAGGGCGAGATCAAGAAACACGTGGGCTCATTCAGCAAGAAATCGGGCAGCGTCTTCGGACATAACGAGAAGGTAAAGCTCAGCGCGATCACTCCCGACCTCAAAAGCCTGGAGGCAGAAAAAGGTGCGCGCCTGTTTCGGAACCACATCCTGGGCAGAAAGGGCTTCCCGGAGCACTGGTACGGAGGCGGCGGAGACGTCAACCGCGCCACCGCCTCGGAGATGGGCACCCCTACCCTCAAAATGCTGACCATGAAACAGCGCGTCGTGAAGTACATCCTCGAGGACATCATGGGCTGTGCCATAGAGCGGCGCCGTACCGCAAAGACCCTGCGCGTCACCGACGAGGAGGCGGGCCTGTATTCCGTCATCACGCCGGAGCTCACGCAGGATGATATCACAAAATTCTCCACGGCCGTCCGGGACGTCTCATCAGCACTCGTCGTAGCGGAGAAACAGGGATGGGTCGACAAGGACACGGCGAGAAAGCTCTTCGCGCTCCTCACCGCCTTCGTCGGTATGGAGATAGATGTCGACGCGGTGAAGGAGGCCGTCGAGAAGCAGGAGACGACCGCGGGATACGAGGATTATCTCGGCGGGGACAATCCGCCGGATCCGCCTCGCAAGGAGCCGAAAAGTGAATAGCCCAAAACAGGCCCTTTTTTCGACAGGGGGTGCCGATACGGGCATTTCCCCGTGGTCACCCCGGGAAACGTTTTCTCAACGGTGTTTCAACGCAATGGCAGGGTATATAGGCTGAGGCCAGGGACATGAAAATCATCAAAACGGAGATGACGAGGATTTTGAAGGATAAAACCCGGTCTATCGCCGCGGGCAGAGAGACGATCACCGCCGTTATGACGGAGCTGCACGCCCAGGTCGTGAACGCCCTCGGCCGAGCCGCCCTCGGTTCCTGGGACTCCTACTATCTCGCGGAACTCGTCCGGACCCTGGAGGAACACATGGAGACCTACGGAGCCCGGGCGAAGACGGCCCTTTCCGGACTGCTCGATGATATGTGGGCGGCCGGCACGGGCATGGTCGACAGCGCCCTCGCCCTCGGCGGCATGTACACCGGGTTCCGAATCTCCACCTCATCGATCGAGGCGCTCAAGAATTACTCGAACGGGTATCTGGAGAAGCTCTTCGGTGACACCTGGCACAGCATGAAGGCGGAGATCAATCTCGGGATCCTCGGGGCCCAGACCCCCCAGCAGGTAGCACAAGCCATCGGCATAGCGATGGACGAGGGGATATTCAAGCATTCACTCCTCAGGGGGGAGACGATCACCCAGACGGAGATGGGCCGGATATTCTCAACCGCTACCCAGGCGAGGATGGACGAGGCCGCGGAGTATGTTCCGGGTCTCGAGAAACAATGGATCCACGCCGGGCACCCGCGGGAGCCCCGGCTGACGCACGTCATGGCTGACGGACAGCATGTCCCCGTGAAGGAGCCGTTCCTTATCGGTGGCGTGCAGATGA